GGTTACGAGCAAGAGCGCGGAAGACGTCACGGCCTAAGATCATGGTGTCAGGGTTGATCCCATGAGCATTTGAGTAAACGGTATCTTTGAGGCTGTGCAAGGTGGTGAGAGGCTCAGCGCCAACAGCGTCAAACTTAGTAGCAGGTGCTGAGGTGTAGCCTGCAAAGAGCGAGGTGCTGAAGAGGAGATCAGCAGCGCGCTTCTCTTTAGCGAGCTTCATCACTCGAGCGACCTTCTTTGCGATGCGCGCCTCTTCGCTCCCTGGATACTGAGAGTCGAAGATATCCTCCATCGCGATGGAGTCTTGAGCCGCGTAGATCTTCGCCTTGAAGGTGGTTGAGCTTCGGTCGAATCCACCGATGTTGGTGCGTGAGCTCCCCGGTGCGCGCTCGAGGTCAAGACCCGCGCCAGCGCCCATGAAGTTTCGAGTCTCCTCAAGCAAGATGGTGCCTGATCGCTCAGGAACCTTGATGCTCTCAAAGACTTTATCAGCGATGAGCTGGTCATCACTTGGGACAGCCTCAACGACGAGGTTGGATAGGATTTGGTCGACTGGATGCAGATTACTGTATGAACTAGCCATTAGTCAGCTCCTTAAGATGCAGTTAGAGCAACAGGGCCGGTAAAGACAACAGTGATTTGATCACCTGCTGAAGCGCCTGTTTGGTTAATGTTGGGGATCATGCGAGCTACAGCATAGTTGCCTGCACCCTCATCAAATGCGACGAGATGCCCTGAGGCGTCGGACATGAGAAGATTCATGGTAGCTGGTGCAATAGCGCCGCCTGCAATAGCGCGAGACTTGCCGAGTACAACGACCTCAACAGAGTCACCTGCTGAGCATGCACGCTGAGCGATCCCAACACAGTTAGTCTCATCTTCTGAGGCTGTGACTTGGATCTTTCCAGTTGACAAAACAGAGACAAGAGCAAACTCAGTGATCGCTGAGTTAGCCACGAATGATACGATGTTGTCAGTAGTAGCCATGATTAAACTCCAAAGGCCTTATTATAGTAGTCGGGATTCTCAGCGCGGAAGAGGTCAAGCGCTTCGCTATATGTGACGCCCTTCTCTTGCTTGAGCTTAAGAACAGCCTCATTAAGAGTCTGCTGTGAGATCTCAGCGCCGCTTGCACCATGACCCACCTCAGTGAGAGGGACAGCTGAAGAGGCTGAGCGCTCGTTAACATCTGCCAAAACTCAGGTGATGAGTCTTTGAGATCCCACGCCTTGCCAGCTACTGCTTGCTCAGCAGGTGAGATCTTGCCCTCTGAGAGTAGAGCGCTAACAGCCTGATCACGTTTGATAGCGTCACGCTCAGCGGTGAGCTCTGCTACGCTCTCTCGGAGAAGTTGAAGCTCTGAGAGGAGGCTTACATCAGCGGTGAGTGACTCACTCATCTTGTTGTATTCCTTCTTCTCTTCAGACTCGGCCATCTTCTCGGCCTCATCCTCTTTAGGCTTCTCTTCTGCCAACTCAACCTCTTCTTCTGATTCGGTCTTCATGTTGGCTTCAGCGTCTGCCTTCATTTCTTTGATCATCTCTTCGAGCTCCTTGACCATCTCGTCCTTGGCGACAAGAGCAGCTTTGAGCTCATCAGGTGACATAGACTCAATATCCATGTGTAGCCTTTCATTGAGTGTTACTCGGCTTATCTTGTCGTGAGACTGTGCAGGCCGAGGGGTGAGTGTGATAGCAAGGAGTTGAGCCGATCCGACTTTCTCTCCTCCACTACGGTCGTAAACATCGCCGGTAATGAATTCAGGCGAAGACCACAAGACGCCGCCCGCCTCCCTGACCACGTTTAAGCCGCGCTCGTTGTAGGCAGGGACAGCGTAAAGGCCATCCTCTCTGAGTTCTAAGTCAACGATTAAGCCAAGCGCGTTCCCGCTCTCCGGTGGAGCAGGAGGCCCACCGTTAAAGGGTGAGGTAGCATGCTGCCAATCGATGATGACTGGATCTGCATCCTTGCGCTCTTGATAGACTCTCAGCATCTCGCCGAGCATCTCTAGGTCGATCTCTTTGCCAATAGCCTCACCGCTCATCCGAGAGGAGACTTGGCCGAGTGAGAGAGTCTTGAAGGGTCGACCGATGGTGAGCCCATCGGGGACATTGTAAGATGGCGCCTCTGAGAGCTGAATGGCCTCACCATAAGCTCTGAGCGCTTGTGTCTTCTTGTCTGCTGAGTCCATCTGCTTAACTACCTTTCGAGCCCAAGCATAACCGGCATCACCTCCCCAACCCTGCCACGCCTGCCAGCCCTTGCCCTGCTGATCCCATGTTGATCCCTGCTTGTCGACCTCATGACGAAAGAAGTAAGCGAGCATCCTCTTGACTGTCTCAGGAGATAGCTGCTTACCCGCGCTGAGGTCACGAGCGCGCGCGATGCCAACGGGAGTCATCCCACGCTGAGAGGAGGGCTTGTCAGCTCTCACTTCAAGCGCTCGCTTGGCGGCGTCTCGGGCTCCTTTGGGTGGGGTGAAGTCGATGTGAGAGTATTTGTCAGGAATAGCTAACAGCTCAGCCTGAGTCTCTGCCTCTCTGCGCTGAGGGTGGCCCTTGGGTAAAAGATCAAGGTCACCTGTATATGCCTTCTTGCGCTGACCTGTGGCGACCAGCTTTAAGAAGGTGCGCACTCGAGCGAGAGCCCATTGATTACGTGTCATCCCTGGTCGATGGCTCACCGAGAAAGCACCCGCGCCACGTCTAAAGACTGCTTTGAGTGTGCCGAGGTCTACACGACGAGCAGGTTTAGTGAAGCGCTTGTTGTGATCATCTCGCATCTTCTCAAGAGCTTTGGTGGCTTGCTCGCCTATCTCGATACCACCACGAGCGCCACTCGCTGAGCCCTCAGGATTCTTGGCGCTTCCCGTCTTGCGGTCGCTCGGTGGAGCTGGTGTCTGCGCTTGGGTGCGCTTCTTAATCTTAACCATCTCGGCGTCTCCTGATGAGCTGCTCAGCGAGCGCTGAGACTGAGCCACCACCACCCACAGCAGAGACTCTTGAGATGGGTGAGCGCTCAGCTTCATCAGGCAATACACCCGCGCCGAGTCTCTCTCTGATTGCTCGCTCGAGCTCATCATCAGGAGTGAGTAGCCCTGCTTGGACTAGACCTGGCAACATGCCGAGTGACTCAGCCAGGTCATCAGTATCGAGGCCGGTATGGGTGAGGCGAGGTAGCTTAGAAGGATCAACAGCGCCATAGTTCCAGCGGATGAGGCGTCCTATAGTTCCAGCGCCTCTTCGATCTATCCCGCTTACAGCTGAAGCGACTAGATCACAAAGGTTGATGGCAGCTCGTCTGAAGACAGAGAGATGAATCTCACCAACTGAGCGCGCTCCTGTCTCGGTGTTCCCGAGGTCGGCAAACTGAGTGAGGAAGGCGGCCGCTATCTGAGAATCACATTTGGTTATGATATTGATGGGGCCATCAGCGTAGAGATTAGGAGTGGCTGCGTAGGTATCGAACTTAACAGCGGCGTTCTCTACTAGATAGCTCTGCTCAGCTGAGATGAAAGCTCTTGCTTGAGCTTCTGCATCATCAATCATAGCGTCGATGTCACCATCAGATAAACCGAGCGCTTCAGCCTGAGAGCGGTCGACCACAACCTTTGGAGATGGGACGGCCCATCTATCGAGGCCAACGCACATGAGGTTGGCTACTCGTTGCTTAGTACGCCACCACCACCAAACAGGACGAAGCATCCCGACGCCCTCAAAGTTTGAACCGGTCTTATTGAGGGTGAGAAGCAAGAGCTTGTTGGCAGGGATGGGCTCAGGAGTGTAGGTGATACCTACTGTGTTTTGGACCACTCCATCTAGCTGTTGAGCGTCTCGACTCAACCACTTCTGATGAGCGCTTGGCTCGCGGTCGGCGTAATGAGATAACCACACCTTAGTCTCACCGCGTGAGTCAGGACCAACCTTGTAGATCTCTTCGGCGTATCGATAGCCGAGAGGAACGAACTCAAACAGATATGCTAGTTGATCTTCCCAACTGATCGACATCTGACCTGAGTATCCATCGAAGCCCCAAGCCTCATTGGCGAACCGCGCGAGCTCC